CATCTTTCTGCGCCCCCGAAATCCACGCCAGCATTTCAGATTGGTTAGTAATTGCGCCTGTATCGAAGGCTTCTGTCAGGGCATAATTGTTTGCTAACTCTTGTCCCTTAGGGATTTCATAGATCGTATTAACTGTTTCATACGCAGCTTTAGCTTTGTTCAAAATTTCCGTGGAGTTAGGACTAGAATTAATCATTTCAGAAATAGTAGGACCACCCTCTTTTGTGGGTGTATTCAAGAATTGTTGGAAGGAAGCACCTGCATTAGCTGGGTTATTGTAGAAGTCAGTTACTAATTCTTCAGCCTGACTAACCTCTGCTTCGCGTTGAGCTTTAGTTGCGCGTTCTTTCTGGGCTGTACGGAAATTGATATCCCGTTGGATACCCTCGCCTTGTTTAGTAACTTCGTTCCATTCCGCTGGGGTCAGCTTCAAATCACCGCTTTCTTGTGCCGCTATTAACGCCTCAATCATCTCTGGGTTATCTGTAGCATCAGCAATTGATAGGAACGAACTAATCAACGCTTTACGGGCTTTAGGGCCGCTAAGACCTGTACCATAAGCCTGACCGTTCAACTTAGTGATCTCAGCAATGCCCTCCCCGATAGATATCTCACCAGTAGATATCTTCATCATGGTGTCATCAGCTTGCTTCTGGATCGCCGCTAGGTGGTTAGCTTCCATCTGGTTAGATACGTTGCTCATATGGGCAGCACCCATGTTGAACGTAGTCTGTTCGATGTAAGGCATAGCCCCTGCTAGAAAGTAAGGACTTTGATTGGCTTCATTAGACAGAAATCCGTGAACTTTTTTGTTCATCCACTCACGGAACTTGTTGGGGTCCGTGCTATATTTTAGACCAGACTTTTCATACTCTATTGTGGCGTTCTCTTTGAACTCAATAGCCGCCTTCTTACCCATCGTTTCGGCATATGTCTGGTTATACGCGCGTGAGTTGGAGCGGAACAGCAACCCATTGCGGACCTTTGAGAGTTCCACATCAGGATCATCCCCCTGCAAGGCATCTTGTTGTGCTTGTGTAGCGATTTCTTCTAATTGTTGTTTCTTAGCTTTCCCTGCCTCATTCCCTAGGAAATTAGAGGCAGCTTGAAAGCCTTGGGACATTGCAGCTTCACCAACTCGATCCCTTGCGGGTCTGTAGTAATTATCAACGACCTGCAACAGGTTTCGTGCAGCCCCACGTTGGGGCATATCAGGTGTAATTCGTGCCATGTTTGCTCCCTACGTCAGATAAGGCAAACTGGCGCTACCAGCTTTCATTATGTGACCCATGTTAAGTTGTGTTGTCGAGACTGACGCAATACGGCCTTTAGCCTCCTGCTCATATCCTTTGAGATTACGGTTGGTTTGTATCTTGAGGCTGTTGCGCTCTAGACGGTCTCTGTAGAGATTACGGGCTTCAACAGATCGGCGTTCTGCGATCATATCTGTCATCGCTTGACCACCTCCACCTGTCTCAAACATACTAACCATAGCGAGGTCTGTGTTCGATCTGGCTTGCAATGCGCGATCCATCGATGTCATCAGTAACTGACGGTTCATCTCTACATAGGATTGCATTTCTTGGTCTTGTTTATACGCCGCCGCCCCTCGTGCCATATAGGCGTTATTTAGTGCAGCTTGGTTCTGGGCGTTAACCTCAGACATACTGCCAAGCAGGTTCATGCCACCTGAGAGTAACGCTAGTGTTACTGGGTCCATATCTATATCCTAAAGTATTTTAACGAACTCATAGAAAGGCTCATTGTCCTGACCAAAGTTCTCGTGTTCTTTAATGAAGGTAAAACCGCACCACTTTAGCCACTTATGGTGGACAGTGTTCCGTGCGTCTGTGCAATTGAATACACATGAGTATCCTTGAGACACCTCATAGATACCTTCCCTACACTCTCGTAGGAACTGACGTTGATGTTTAAGGAGGTCTGGGGTTGCCATCATCCAGATGGACCCCAAACCAACCGTTTGTGTGTCGTTAACGCCAAAGACCCCGATAGGTGTACCTTCAGGATCACACATGGTTTTGCATTGTCGTGAGAACAACAAAGCCAACTTTAATGCTACCTTGGGAGGCAAACCAGCTTGTGCGTTTAATTCCTGAACGTCTGCTTCCCTAAGGTTTTCCGCTAGATGGTCTAGGTCATCCTTATGGGTGTTGCGGACGTATCCATTCATTATAGCCTCTGTGATTTCCCGACATACATACCTGACCACTCCATAGACCCGAAGGCGCATGGAAAGGCACTGTCGTTAATTATTTTGATTTTAACTTTGTCGTTTTGAGCAAACACAGGGAACCTGTATTCACCAGTGTCTCTGGGCATTAGACCAGCTACGTTGTCTTCGTCAGCCAGAATACGAGCGTTGAACAGGTGCTCAAACGTGTCGTTATTCTTAGGTGTGACTTGGATTTTAAAGTAAGCACTGTCCATGTAGATTAGGGACATATATCTTAGCTGTACCCTGCCCTCTTGAATAGCGGCTTCACCCGTAGGTGTATCCTCTCGTATATACTGAGGAGAGAACTCGTATTCAAAGACGTAAGGTACACCAGCATTTATACTCCACGAAGTCGCATCAACTTCAGCTAAATGATAAGTGTTATCACTAACCTTAGTCACCGCCAACTTTTGACCCTTAGGGTTCTCCATTCTAAAGAACTCTAGGTTCGCTGGGGTGGAATAAGGAAGCACAAGCTCTGTACGATTGTCTGTTTGGTTGTATGTGACTGTGATTGCTGTCTCGTCCACGCGGTGATCCAAGAGAGCCTTGTCGATAGGCTTGGTATCTAAGAACATCTTATCGAGATAAACCTGTCCACCTGTCTTATAAACGATGTACAAGAAGTCCTCTAGGAACTGACAACCCATGATGGTTACATCTTCACCGAAATCCCAATGGGACCACGCTGTTTGTACCTTTTCACCACCAGATGTGTACCATTTGTAGACGTATAGTTTACTTGGCTCTAAGGCTGATAGCTGCACCATAACATCATCATAGGTTGATACAGCTTGTGTGCGTACCTGATTAGGAATGTAGCTAGGGATTTGGATTGTAATTTCATCCGCATCCACGGTCTTCAATTCTTCATCGATATAGAGTTCACGAACTGTTGAGTTTGTCGATCCGTCCGTAACAAAGAACACAATAGGCCCAGAAGCCACAGGTGCTGTATATGGAGAACAAGCAAACTTTGTTGAGGGAACGATGCCGACCGTAAGAGGCGATAGTACGTTTTCAGATACCAGCTTAAACTGTTGGCTATCAGAGAACAGAACCAGCGTGTCACTAAACACCGCAGCATGATATAGGTTGTTAACTCGACCAGTAATAGATGCCACATCGATCCTATCAGAGGCGAATACTTGAACAACTGTACTTCGATACAGGCTCTCTAGTTCACCTACTGCGGACATGATTAGGTTCTCTTCACTGAGGAAGCCCATGCGTCCTTTAAAAAGGAATAATGAGTTAATGCTTTTACCTACAAAGCTAGGCGCAGGGTTAGTGTCCCCATCACCTACTGTACGTTCACCCCATGTGTGTTGTTTAAATGTAAAGGTTCCATTAGCTTCCCTCACGAGAACATGAGGCATTGTTGAGGCGTTGAAGCCCTCACCCGCGTTATATCCTACGGTTTCTTCCCACACGTTGTTGTCGAACTCGACCCAATAATCCTCTGTAGCGTCATTAAGGTTACCCTTAATTTGTACGATACGACCCTGCTTTTCAGAGGGTGGTAGTTTGTCGAATGACTGTATGCGGTCTGTAAATGCTTCCATAGCCGCACCACCGAACTGGTCGAGCACCCTGATATCGGCCCCAGCGGGTACAGAGAATGTAAGAGTGGGTCCAAATGTTTGTGCGTCAGAATAACCACGGCTAATAGCGTCAGCCTTTAGTTCCTCTGCAATGTCTGAAGTACCCTCTAGGGCAGTCTCAGCAGTGGTGTTATCTTCTGTAGAGGTTGTCGCAGCCAGTACGTTGTTGATGTACACAGCATAGGTCGTAGAGGCCACAGCACGTTTAATGAAAACAGACGCGGTTGCGCTGGGGTCAGAACGTGTCTCTGGTAGAGCTACGGTTTCAATTGTCTTTTCAGTATTAAGAATGAACGTGGTGTCAGCTACCGTGGCAAACCGTAACTTTGTCCACATATCGGATGTGGGGAGGTATGATTTACCATCAGGGTAGTTGACGGTCTTTTTAACACCATCAGTATCAAAAACCTCAACATCACCTGAACCACCGACAACAATATATCTCTCGTTGAAATCTCTGTTAATCACATGGATCGCTGTGGTGTCATCGTCAGTAATGTTAGTATCCAGCGGTGATACAAATTGGGTTGGAGGACGTTTCTGCAAACCTGCCACAACAGACGGGTATGCGTTTTTCATTTCCTGACCAGAAGTCCTAAGACGCTGTGGTGCGGGTTGTTGTGAAACACCACTTACTAGGTTGGAAACAGTTGTTGAGACTAAGGGCATTATTTCACCTCTTAATACGCTGTACGGGAGAGGATGCCAAACACAGAGGCGTTTCCTGTCATCATATTATTATCTTCAATTTCCATGTTCTCAGCCAGCAAAGCAGCACGGGCCATATCTTCGTCAGATGTGTTAAAGTTTGAAATAGAACCGTTACCCATCACCCGTTCTTGGTAGATACGAGCGGCTCTAACCGCGATATAGCGGCGAGCTATTTCTGGTAGTTCTTCAAAACCAAGAGCTACAACGATGTCTACATAAACTGGTTCTGAGAATGTGTATGTGTGCTTAACGCGGTCATATAAGATGCGTCCACGGGCAACGAGGTCTTTGTTCTTATCGTCACCTGTGGTGTCTACTGACAACACGTTAGCAGGTAGAGCAAGGTTGTCGGCTGTGTTTGGAATTAGTTTATAGTTAAGTTCTGTGTTCCAATAGAACCCGTGTGTTTGAACTTCGCGGGTCACCTGTCGAAGTAGGTCTCTCGCTAGAGCCGCATCAACGGTGATATTACCCGTAATGGCACTCACTGGCGACTCGCCAATGTTCGCAAGGCATACGTTGACAGCTTCGAGTTCTGTCGTTGGGGTCAAAAGAGTTGCCATGAGTTATCCCTGTAAATGTAAAAAAGGACCCCTCTAGGTTAACTAGAGAGGCCCATGTTTGGTTAAGCCGCAGCGCGGAGTTCGATGATGCACTCTGGGCGCAATACACCGTGACCAACAGCCATTTTAGATACAGCGAGTGTACCTTGACGGCGGATGTCATATTCCATTTCTGTGGCCATATCCATCAACTGAACTGTACCCAGAGCTTGACGCTGGATGATCAATGCAGATGTGTCTGTAGCATTTACGGCATACTTGGCGTTGAAGTCTGGGTACGCAGCAGCTGTAGAGTGATCCACGGCTACGTTGTTAGACTTAATAATAGTCATACCTGCCACGTTCATTACTGAACCGTCAGAGTAAGAACCGTTAGCACCGAAGTCGCGGTTGATCAGCTTGTCGTCTTGCACGAGTGCGTAATAGACGGTTGGCGATACAATCACGAAACGCTCTGCTTCTGGTACATTGCGTGTATCAAGAGTAGCAGCGGCGTCATAGATGCCAGCAACAATTTGTGCTGTAGTTGGAGTAGCACCGAGAGCTACAGAAGCAGCGGAGCCTTGACCAGCAATACCAGCACCTAGGCCAGATGGGTCACGAGCAGCTTTGATAGCCATAGACAGCAAGTTGCGGTCGTATGTTTGTGCAAGAGCTTGGCCCATTTGCTTGGAATACTCAGAACGGACATCATAATGGTTCTTAGCTTCATCGATATTTGCGATGAAAGTGTTTGAGATCAACAGGTCATCGATTGTGATGACTTTCTCACCGTGTTCGATGTTGTTGCCCAAGATTTCTGCACCAGCAGTGTGGTACTCAGCTACGGTCTTGCCGATTGCTGGGAATTGAGCGGACTTACCGTTCTGGATAGAGCGGATACGGGTCTTTTCTTTCATCACAGTTTGTGCGTTGAAAGTAGACATTACCTCACCTGAGAAGACCTTCAGAAACAGGGCGTCAGTTGCACCTGTTAGACCGACCTGACCCACGCGGGATGGATTAGCATTAGACATTTTATTTCACCTTGGAAAAGAGTTTAGATTGTTAGGTTGTTCTCTAACGTGTCCGTGTGCGCTCTTTCCGATAAGGTTATCCCTCGTAAGGGGCCTCAACGTAATTAATTGCTTTGGTTGAGTTAGATGAAAAAAAGAGAACACCCGTGGCCGTTGGATGTTCCTGTTTTCGCCACCCACTAATAAGCGGCGTGGTCGAGGAAGCCCGAAGGCTCCCTACTTTTTTGCTCTATTTGCAGAGCTAGACATGATTTTTAAGTTACTAGAAGAGTTGTCAGTAGCGTTGCCGTTTGAATGATCAATGTCCTTACCAGTTAGTTTGGACTTACCGTGTTTAGAGATCATCATACGCCGTGCCTTATTACGCGACACACGCTTCTTAACTTGTTCAGGACGAGCCTGATACTCTTTATCGTAGTCTGAATAGACCCGTCCTGATTTGCTCATGTGTTCTTCCTATAGGATGTTAGAACGTCCCAACTTAGCCTCGACTTGTGCGCGGAACGCTGGATCATTTTCGTAGGATGGGCTTTGCATATCGGCCATCAATTGCTGCACACTGTCGTATGATCCACCTGTACCACCCGACAAACTGCCAGATAGGTTACGGGAAGGCTCGATACCTTCACTGGCTTCACGCCGTGCGGCAATAGATCGAACAGACATACGGATAGCATTGAAGTCATTGCTGTCCATCATCCGATTAAAGTAGTCTATCTCAGCTTCATCTAGGTTATCAGCGGCCCACGCGGTTAACTCTTCGTAACCTTGCTCACCACCTACCTCATTCATTATGTTAGACCGTTGGCTGTCCATAACGCTGATTTGGCTTTGAATGTAACTATCAACTATTTCACGAGGAATACCTGCTTCCTTTAGCATATCATAGCTTTCAACGGAGAGGTCTCCATTGTCCCAGAATTCACGAGAGAGTGCATCGTAATCCACTCCAGCGTTATCTAGTTCCTCACGGACCTCGCCTTCCTCATGCTCACTTTCAGCCTGAGGTTCTTGAGAACCCATACGGGACTCTAGTTCTGAGTATGCTTTAGCCATATCCTCTGGAGAACCGAACTTCTCAGGTAGCCACTCTGGGCGGTCTGTCTCGTTCTGTTCTTGTACACCAGCATCCATTTCAGCGGCTTGTTCTTCCAAACTTGGACCTGCTGTTTCAGCGGATGTGTCGATAACTACTTGTTCGACCATTCTTATTCACCATTTCCTGCGACACTATCACGGGCTGCACCCGCAGCTTCTCTAGCAACAGGACCAGTAGCGGCTTTCGCCATCTCCATCATCTGTGCTTGCTGCATCTGTTGAGCCTGTTGTTGTCGTTCTTGTTGTAATTGTTCTTCAGATTTAATGAGACCATCCATGTCGATACCCAATGCAGTCCCAACACGAGTGATATAATCATTCACGTTCATGAACTGTGCGACAGCCTCAGGTCCTAATGGGGCTAGAGCTTGTAGGAACATTTGATATTTATTCATATCATGTCCACGGCCTAATGCCTCAAGACCTGTGACGATGGTTGGATTTGCCACGCCTTTAGGAAGTGACGGAAGTTTCTTCTTTTTAGTCATCCGAGCAATGATGCGGTTGACCAATGGTAACTGAAATTCTTGGCTCAAGATTGAGTAGACACCACCCAAGGCGTCCTCAAGTTCCCCTGCCATATACCGAACTTCCTCTGCGGTAACCCGTTCACCCGCGCGTTGGATCGCGGAGTTCATGAGGAAAGCATAGGCCAGACGCTCAGTAATAGTAGAGGCTGTCTGAGAAGCGATAGACATATCAGCTTGTTTCTGTACCTGTAAGGTAGACACTTCAGCCGCGTTCCCTGACACAATGGCGCCGTTCTCAGCTTTGGAGATATCTCGCGCCCGTGTAGTCCCGTTAGGAGCCACAAGGAACACAACCTTAGCCGACACAGCGGAAGCCTCTAGGATAGCCTTAGACAGGCCCTCTAGGGAGATCAGGTCACCAATGTATTCTTCTACATAGGAACGGCCATAGTCTTCACCATCGATGCGGGTCCACCGTAATGCCAGCATAGGTGCTTTATCCAATGGATACTTACCGTGTGAGTTAGGAACGATCATACCATCTAGCTCTTGGTACAAGATATACTTGTTACCTTCACGATACATCTTTGTGTATAGGTTGATCTCGTCAGATTTCTTATTGTTGTCATCGCTTGGGAGGTCACCCTCTTTGGCGGTCAACATTTCTTGGATGTCTTCAGGCAATGTAGCCCGTGACATGGTTTCCTTAACGATAACCTCGATCACCTCACCCATCGGGTCACGCTTAACAACATATCGGCTCAACGGGAAAACCCGCGCACCACCTTCAGGTGGGAGATATAGAAGTACGTTACCTGCGACAATCAACTGTTTGAGAGCCTCAAATATGGGAGACCGCATACCAGAGTTTTCAATCTCTGTCATTACGGCTCGTTCATACTTATTGAGAGCTTCGTCTACCTTGGCCCTTGCGCCTTCTGTTTGAGCTAACTCTTGGATTGTAAAATCATCCAAACGCATAGCGAAGAAAGGAGCATTGGGTGGAAGTAGAGACAACAGAAGTTTAGAGGCTAGGTTGTTCACACCACGCGCACCAACACCTTGATAGGGGGTGTACAGTTTGCTTGAAGAGGTGTGACCTTCCTCTGGAACAAGAGAAGGGATAGTTAGTTTAGCCGCTTCCCTTGCTCTCTCTAAATATGTCGTTCTGTGTGAGGATAGGTTTTCGTACTTCTTAGCGCAGACTGCTTCGTCTTTATGCACGATACACCTCTTTAATATTATTTGTTAGTATTGTTTTTCTGGACCATGCCACCGAGTTTATTGGTGTCTGAGGTCATTTTATTTCTTGCTTGAATCTTGTAAGATTTAAAGCCACGAGACCGCCGATCCAGCGTTGTCCCATCTTCACTACCTTCACTCAATTTAGGAGCTTCTTGCTCTAAAACTGGTGGAGCTTGTGGGGGAGGAGGCGGGGGTGGGGGCGGCTCTGGTGTATTCATGAAACACATTTTAAATTAAGCCTTTCGTTTATTGATAGCCATAGGGTTTGATCGAGCCGTTTGGTAACGAGAGATGCCCATAGATTTACGCTTAACAGCGATCTTATCTTCATTGGTCTTCGATGCTTTACTCTTACGAGCCTTACCGCCATCACGACCACCACCAACACCATCTTTAGCGTCTATAGTCTGAGGCGCTGTCACAGGCGCGGATGAACCACCACCACCACCAGTCGTAACTGGGGCTGTTGTTGTAGGAGCACGGACATCGGTAGTGTCATACACTTCGCTGTTAGTCTTGCCGCCACTGGTCGCGTCAACCTGTGGAGCTTGATCCAAGGTAGTCCCACGAGAAACGATCAGACCACCGCCGCCTGTTTTAGACTTATACTCACTGACATTACCGTCAGCCAAATCCTTAGCAGACACACTGCTTTTACTGTTGAAGCTAGTTGTCGAGCCTGTCACAGGAACCTGCCTACGATCATCACGATCAGTAGCGTGTGTGTATGTAACCTGCTTGGCCTTAGAGGTCCCAGCGTTCTTTGTTGGTGCGTAACTTGATCCCGCGAAATTATCCGCATCTAGGTTACGTCCAGAACTCTTTTTGGCTATAGGCTTAGGCGCGGGTTTCGATTTGGACGAACTTCCGCCGCCTCCACCACCACCGCCACCATCACCACCAAATACAATTTTTGATTGAAATAGTTTAGTTAAGAACATTATGTAATCCGTTTACTAAGGGTTATATGGCTTAGATCATAGCCACCATTCTTTAAGACCCTTTCCCAACCCTTGCGTCCGTGTATTTCCACAGATGCACATTGATTGATACGGGCAAAGCGTTCAAATATAGACATTCCAGAAAGCCAGTCACCATCATCACCTGATAGCAAGACAACCCTGAGATTAGTAACCTGAGGGTATTCAATAAACTCAGTTATTGCCGCAGATGTTATCTCTCCTGTCTCAGGAACTTGGTGCAACCAAAGCAACCAAGTACCGTCCAAACAGAAATTATAAATATCTTCCATATGGACTTTATCATTAACCACTCTTGAAAATAACATATCTATTGTGGGCCACAGAGTATCTATCGCTTTAGTTGATACGAGCGGGAATGACTCACCGTTCAACATTTAGAACATCCTCATTTTGTTCTGAGTAAATTCTATTCAATGTTCTAATCACATCAACCGCACCACGCCGAAAGAATATCTCTCGTTCTGACATGGATAGTTCTGGTGAAACATCGGGGTACATCCGCGAAAGGAAGTCGATTAAATTTTTGTCAATCATAGGGGTTTGGGTCATAAAACCACCCTTCTAGGTCTAGTAACGGTTAATATTATCCCCAAGCACGGGTCCATTGGGCGCAAATACCTGACCTAACCACATCATCATGGTTGAAATGGCATACAGCGGCTTCAATGTTGTGTTTAAAAATCAGATCAATAGCTACTGCTAACCCTGACTTTTCCTTGAGGTCGTGTTGTAAAAGATCACCATTCACCAACACTTTTGTGTCCTCACCTATCCGAGTAAGAAACATTTTCATCTCATGGGGTGTAAGGTTCTGCCCTTCATCCAAGATAACAAAGGCGTTGTTAAATGATCGACCACGCATCACCTCGAAAGGCACGATCTCGATATTCTTACGCTTCATAGCAATCTCGAAACGACCCTTACCAAGTCGCTGTTCAAGAACCTCAGTGAGTGGGATTACCCAAGGCGCAATCTTGTCCTCGATAGTACCTGCAAAAAATCCCAGAGACTTACCTGCGGGAATATTTGGGCGAGTTAAGATGATCTTCTTTACATCTTTTCGTAAGAACATATCAGCCGCCATAGCCGCAGCAATGTATGTCTTACCTGTCCCAGCGGGACCAGTAACGAATATCTGAGGGAAACGGTTGATACACTCGATGTAGTTTTTCTGAGCGGGGTTCTTTGGTACGAGAGGCTGTACCTTTGTGTTATCGGAAGCCTCTCGCACTTTGTCATTATAGGTTTTCTTACGCACCTTTAAAGTTCCATTTCACCTTGAAGTAAATTGATACGCATCTCTGCATAACGGATGACTTTCTTGAGGTCTGTGATTTCACTCTCAACCTCTGTCTGATCAGGATACAACTTGAACCCTGCCCTCACGGCATACTTGCAGATATTACCTGTGTGGAACGGTAGATCATTACGCATAATGAACGTCACAGGCTCGATTGCATAACGTGTGTAATGGGAAGGTTTGTTAACGATATCACCGTCAACAGGTTCAACAACATCGAATGGGTTCATGGGGTCCACACCTTTATAGTATTAGTTGTTAGATCGTAATTATCGTACCGCAGTATCCGTGCTACCTGAGCTTGTTGCAGGGCCTCTGCTTCAGTATGACCTTGCTTAACGAACGCAGCGACAACGGCTGACCAACTACAGTCATTGTCTAGGACTTTCCTAGCACCTACAGCGCCGATCTTATTTGCGCCTTTATAGCCATCCGTTGGGTCTCCTGTGAGCGTCTGGGTTAACCAGTTACGGTCAGCTTCTTCTTCACTGACATCGACAACAATGTTGAAAGTCTGATCCCACAGCTTGGATGGGATAGTCTTCATGTCTTTATCAGCGGAGTAGATTACTTGCTCACCCACAGCGTTTGGGTTTGTCGCATGGATACCCATGAGATCATCACCCTCCAGACCATCACGAAGGTCATACTTATAGTTCTCAATAACGTGCTGTCTGAGAAACGGCAGTAGCATGGGCTTTCGTGTATCTTTGCGGTTACCTTTGTAAGACGGTAGGATATCTTTACGGAAGTTGTTCTTGGACGTTAGGCATAGCAGGTAGTCATCTGCTTTTGTTGTCTCCACGATATTCTCAATCGCTTCATCGAAATCTTTTTTAGTCTTTGCCTCGTCCGACCAAAGCACCCACAATCCGTTATCAAACCGTGTGGGTTCTTCGTTCTTCGCTGCCACCCTGTATATGGTTATGTCAGCATCGATCAGTACCGTTCTAGTCATCTTTAGGTCTCCATTCTCCACACCAGTAGCTTGGAGCTACAATTTCAGTTGTCGGATACCTGTGGCAGTAATGTGTGCGAAACCTGTCTGACCCTTGTGTATCGATGTACAGACAAGTCTCGCATAGTTTTGAAGGAGCCGTAGGTTTTGGTTGAGGTTTTTTAGTGGGTCTCGTACCAGTTTTTCCCGATATTTGCTTCGCCATCTAGCTCCACCTTTAAGTTGAAATGTTTACCTG